TACACCTCTCCTATCTGTTCCAAAATGCTTGTAATGTCTATGTGCTTGCCTGTCTTTTTGAAGTTATCAAGCACTATGCATCTGTGTGTTTCTTTTCCGTCAAACCCTGTGAATACATCATTATGTATTTCCAATACAAGCAATACAAAAGAATCCGTTACTTTTGACTTAACCACATTCCCCACTTTAATCTTGCTCTGATCTTCATAGGCTTTGAGTTTTGCAAGGGCTTCTTGTGGGGTGTACGTCATCACAATATGTTCCACAATTACTTTTCCAAATATTTCTTCACATTCTTCACCTGTATAAGCGTAAAAACATTTCTTCATAAACTCCCACACTTCATTCTGACCCTGCGTTAATCCCTCGGATATTCCATCTTCAAAACCTTTTTTGTATGCTTCTTCCTGCATTTCTTTAATCATTTTTTCGTTTGCCATTTTTACCTCCTAATCAAACGGTGTTTCCGTTGCTTGTTTCCAACCGGAACCGCTACTACTTTTTACTTCTTCGCTGGTTTCTTCAAAACGCATTACATCGCCATTAAATCTCATAACTACTTTTCCAAGTTTGCCTTGCCGGTTCTTCTCAACCTTGCAGCCCTTTTTAATCCGTTCCTCGTCCAAGTTCCACATAAGGATAATTACACTAGCATCTTGCTCAATATTTCCAGTCTCTCTCAATTCTGCCATTGTAGGTTCTTTTGTTTCTCTACCCTCGCTCGCACGGTTTAACTGCGATAACGCTATAATTGGAATGTTTAACTCCATTGCCAAGTCTTTGATTGCCCTGGATATTTCTCCAACTTCTGCGGTGCGATTTCCACGATATGTAGTATCAGCCTTTAGCAACTGTAAGTAGTCAATAATAATTATGTCGTAGTCCATGTGTTTGCTTTCTGCTCTAATCTGTCCTACTGTTTTTCCACCGCTACTTGTAATTACTATGTTTTCTGCTTTTTCAAGAGTTTCGTTTGCTTTATCAAATCTCTCTTTTTCATCGCCCAAAAAACTAATTGCTCTACGAAGTCGTGTAAGTCTGATACCGCTTTCACTTACTATAAAACGCTCATATACTTGTTTGTTTTGCATTTCAAGGTTATAAAACCCTATTCTTTTTCCTTGTTTTGCCAAGTTGCTTGTAATCTGTGTTACAAATGCAGATTTACCAACCGAAGGCCTTGCACCTATAACAATCATATCGCCGCCTTCTAAACCGCCAAGCAAATCATCAAGTGTTGGAAAACCGACCATAAGAGGTTTTATCTCTCTTTCCTTGAAATACTTGTCCTTGTTTTCTTTGGTAATCTCTGCCAATGTTTTAGATTTAACATCTTTGTTGTCTTGCAATACCTCTAATTCTTCGTATATCGCCTGTATTTGCGTTTTTAGGTTGTTAGGCGTAACTTTTATTGATGTAAGTAATTTATCAAGCCTATTGGCCTTATAATCGTTCAGAATGGCATTTGCGTAAGTCTTAATGTTTGCAGAAGTAAGTGTATCTCTAATACAACTATTTGTTTCCTCAAGTATTACGCTTTGCGGATATTGTTCGCAACGCAATCTCTGTTCAATCGTAACTAGGTTGACTTCTTCTTGTCTTTCAAATCCACGAAGAAACTCGTTGTATATTCTTCCTAGAAGTTCTGACTTGAACATTGCAGGCTCAATCATCCCATAAATCTGTGTCAATGCGTCTTTGTCCATTAGCAACGAACCAATTACATTTTTTTCTGCCAAATATCCCATTACGATTCTTCCTCCGGTAGATAATCAAGTATTGCTTTGTTCATAAACGTATCGAACTGCTTAATATACTGTTTGTCTGTTCCGTTTTCTTCCAGTTGGTGTTTGTAGTTCTCGATTGACAACCACATCTGCTTATTTGTAAGTTTTACTTTCGTACCGCCAACATCTCTACCTTTTAACCAACCCTTATACAAATCAAACCCTCTTGCTCGTCCGTCTTTCTTTGGATAGTTGTTATAAATGATTTCAAAGTTCTTATTTAGTTCTTCTTTATCTTTATTAGTATTATTCTTGTTATTACTATTAATATTATTAACAGATACAGAATCAGTATCAGTAACAGATGTCTCCATAGGGTATGTATACCCTATTTCAGAATTAGCTCTTATTTCGTTTATTAGTGAGAAAATATATTCTCTCAATTCCTTGCTTTTAATATGTTTTGCAACGGATTCAACCCCAATAAGAACCTTTTCCGACTTGCTCCAATTGTACTTGTACCAATTCAAAATCAAAATTTCCTTGTTTGTTTTGTTGAATTTAATCAACTTATGAATATTTTCAAATCGGTCAAGCAATCGAATTACGGTTTCTTTGTTGTACCCTGTTTGTGAAGTTAATTGAAACCAACTCACTTCATAGCAGCCACATATGTTAGTCTGTGGGTTTGTCAACAAGTACAAGTAAAAGTATTTATCTTCTGGTGTAAAATCATCTTCCACTTTGTTGTCTGTCCAAAATGACAACTGTACGTTGCGATATACAGCCACTTAACCACCCCCTAATCTTCAATTTTTATTTCAATGCCGGCATACTCTTTCAAAAAGTCTGCAAGTTCCTTGTCTGTTACAAATCCCTTTTCGTACGAATCGTAAAGGCTTAATACATCTTCAATAAACTTTGGTGCTTTGCTCTTTCCGGTCTTACTCCAATAATCGTTTATAAGTACATTTAGTGGAATTGCCAGCATAGATAAAAATGCTCGTTTTGATGCTTTTTCTAGCATTTTATTAGCTTCTATTCTTGCGGTTTCTTTCATCTTTAGTAAATCAATATTGCTTAAACCTTTTTGTCTTGCTTTCAAATACTGTTTGTTCATCTTCAAGTTCTGCACTCCCTTCAAGTTCTGTTTGTTTTCCTAATATTTATAACTTTTAATGTCTTCCGGATTAACCTTTAAAAACTCCTTATTCAAACAAGGATTGATATGTGGTTCTCCCATACTATGAAACAATGGCTCGTACCATTCAACGCTATCGCCTTTTGCCTTGTGGTAAGCAGATATTTTCATTAATGGAAGATTTGGGAAATTATGTCCGTCTACATCTATAAGTCCTATTCGCATTTACTACCTCACATATAGTCAAATAAATTCATTTGGTTATCTTCTTCAAAAACTAACATTTCTTCTTTTGCTCTTGTATAGAAATTTTTGTCGATTTCAAAGCCATAAGCACTTCTGCCAAGTTCGTAAGAAGCTCTAAGTGTTGAACCACTACCACAACAAGGGTCAATAACTACATCTCCCTCGTCTGTGAATATTTCAATAAGTTTCTTTAACAACGCAACAGGCTTTTGACTTGGGTGTATTTTCGGTATCTCTTTTCCGTCTTTCTGCCACTCAAACCAATTAAAAACCATTTTCCCGGTACCACGGATATTTTTACCATTTTCGTCCACTTGCACACCATTTCTAAACTTAGGAAGTCTATCTCTATAAAGCACAAGTGCATATTCTGTAGCACCGACAATTCTCATATTTGCTTTAAGTACCTGTGGACTGTAATTCTTAACAAAAACCAAAGGTATGTAATTGTTAAATCCGTGTTTCTTACCAGCGTCAATAAGTGTTGGCAACTGCTCAAAACTACAAAATACAATCATACAAGGACTATTAGAACTTCTTCCACGTGCTAAAGGCTTTGTATCTTCTTTCTTCAACATCTTTGAGCAGAAATGAAAGTATTCATATAGGTTAAAGTTGAAATCGCTATTAAAAGCCGATTTCCCTGCAAGTTTGCTTTCTCCGTTCTTGTTATCTCCACCGTTGTACCACATAGGGTTACTACCATAAAAATTAGTACCTACATTGTACGGAACATCAGCAATAATCAACTGTGCAGGTGGTATTCCATATTTTTTATAGTTCTGCATACTATCTCGATAAATCTCGCATTTAATTTTCTTTTTTCTTTGTTCCATAATTTAGATTAGAGTAAAATTGCAATTTTAATTGGTCGACCAAAACCCTATTTACTCCTTTCTATTCATTCATCTAATAATGCTAAACAACTACTAACCAAAGTCCTGTAACACCGTCTTTCTCATACAAGAAGTCCGTATGTATATCTTCCTTTTCCAACTCGGTCATAGTGTTTACCATATCTTCTTTGTCATGACACTTAATCGTATCGCCTACTTGTAACATAATTACTCCTTTTCGCTTAACAATTCGTCTATGCAAGCGTTGTAACCATCACATCTCCCTCTTAGATAATCTCCAACAACCTTGTTTCTGTCTTTCTTCTCAATCATCGGCTTTAATGGACACCAATCAGGCTTGTATGTTTCAATATCATCTGTTTCTAATTCTTGGTCTTTAACACCACACCAAACAATGTCTTCCGCAAAATGGCACGGACAATCAATACAACATTCTGGCGTATCAATTACTAAAATTGCTTTACTCATTCTCTCTCCAATCCCCCTAACACTTCGCACAACGCCCAAATTCGCACTTTTATTCGGTCGGTGTGGAAATGCTAGGGTAATAATTAAATTGTCTTAAATTGGCTATTTAGTTAAACGGTAATTCATCTTCGATTCCGTCTGGAATATTCATCCACGCTCCGTCATCTACAGGCTTTGGTGCTGGCTCTCCGCCTTCTTCTACTTCGTATTCCATAATAAATAATTTGTAATACTTCTTTCCGTTGTACTCACTTACTGTATAGAAAGCATTGTTGATGTGAATTTTGCTTTTGTTCGCAATTTCAACACCTTTTTTAAACTGGCAATCAATAAAACCATTAATCCAATTGCCATCTCGGTCTTTACTCGCTACACCGATTGAATACTGTGTATATGAATTACCACCCTGTGATGTTTTATCTTGTCTGTATATAGTTACCGCTCTACCGTCGGTTGTTACTTTTAATCCCATGTTCTACTCCATTTCTTCAATCTCAACCACTATTCTTGGGTTGTTACGGTCTAATTCTGTTATAAATGTACTGTCTAGCACATCATCAAAACCGTCGTTTTTAATAACTTTCATTTCCTGTAAAGCGTCTAAAAATGATTTTTCCGTAGCACTTGCAAGATTGCCCCTATCGTGTCGTTTGTCCTGTGCAAAAATGTAATATGTAACCTTAATCGGTTTATCAATCTTCACACCACGCATATACTTCTGAATAGCGAGCCTGCATACTTTGTCATTTTCTGCTTTAACTTGGTTGTGGTATTTCTTGGTTCTAAAGTTGTACATTCTTCCACCAAGGAGTTCATTTAACCCCTTGAGTGGAAAAGTGTGTTTTGCATTACTAATAACTACTTGATAAGTCATTATTTATCGCCTTTCTTTTCTTCTTCCTGTAACAATTCCGTCAACTGTGAAGCTGTCTTAGGCTGTTCAAACCAATCGGAAATAGTAGTTTCTTTCTGCTTTAAGCCATTGTAGATACCGATATACTCGGTCAATTCATCTGCATTTACAGTTTCAATGGTGTGTTTAAGTCTTGTTTCTAACATTTCCTTAGTAACACCAAGTTTCGCAAAGCCTGTAACCATATTCTTAATTTTGTCAATCAATGGAACATCATTCTTACCAGCCAATGTTTTCTTACATTCGTTAATACAATCTTCTACAAGGTCTGGTGGTAAAATTGCCAAGATACGACTTCTCAATCGTCTAGCACCATCATTTGCAGTACGCTCATAAATATCACGCTGCGATGTAAGTTTTGTAGAACGACCATTTGCTTCACGAATATGCTCTACTGTAAAATTCTGACTTGAAACTGTGTTGGTTTCTAAATCCCAGCAATATGCTTGCATTTCCGATTTTCCTTCTTCGTGTGACATTTCTTTAATTCCATAATCAAGGTTTCCATAACATCTTGCCATTTCTTCTGCAAAACGGATCGTTACGCCTGTTACTGTTTGTCCCCCTCTTGGATAAGAGAAAAAGGCCTTTTCTGCGAAACTCTTACGCTGACATGCTTCGATTGCCTGTGCATACGATTCTGTATAACTTCTAGGGAATCTCTTGGCCATAATCAATTTGCCCTGCGCTTCTGCAATTGCCCTGCTACTTTCTACTGCTATTGTTCCTTGGTTGATTTTGTCAAAGTTCCCTGTTGGGTAACTTGGCACACTTCCTTGCGTTGTCATTACTTCGTTTTCTGCCATTTTATAGCCTCCTATTCATACTGTTTCTGTAACCAATTCGGTAAACCTAATGTGTTAATGCCGTCTTTTACTAATCCGTACCAATTACCTGTGCTTTCGCATTCTGCATATTCATCAAGGTATGTTCGGTACATATCCCTGCCACTTTTGATAAAATACTCGTTTGCTTCAAGTACATTTACCAAATATGGTGGTGTCTTTTCCTGTGCGATAAATACAACTGTGTGCTCACAACCTCTTTCTTTGTCTACAATGTCCTTGTAATATGCCATTTGTAAGTCGTACATCAGCTTAATAGCGTCTTTCATAAACTGTTCGCTAGTTGCGTCAGATGTACTCTTGTAGTCAATTAAAAGGTGTGTATCGCCAATATCTGTCAGAATGTCAGGTCTACACTTCATTGTTGTACCTGTTCTTTTATCTTCTAGGAAAAATGACAACTCTTTCTTACCACTAAGCAATTTTTCTACAAAAGGTGTACTGTATAACGCATCGTACATAGCCTTTATCTTTTCAAAATCCTCTTGTGTGATAATATCCTTGCATTGATTGTCTATTTCAAACAAAGCCCATTCTTCCTTGCCAGCTTTAGTTCTTCGGTCAACATTCGGTGCTACTGCAAATTCTGTAAAGAAATCGTCTTTTTCCAATACATACTTATGTACTGCTCTGCCAAATAACAATGCTGGTGTATCTTCTTGTGGGTTATCTTTCCAATAACGGAAATGTGCAGGACTTTTTACCATGTGCTTTAGTTCCGTACTACTAACCCCTTCTCTTTCCCGGTATTCTTTGTTGGAAATTCTAAGTCCGTTCATTTTCCACCACCTCTTTCAATTCGTTTTGAAGTTGGCATAAAATATGGTTAAGTCGGAAGTAATTTTCCCAATCCATAAAATCAGCCATTTTCTCCATAAAGATTTGATTCTCTATTTTTTCAATGTCTTTTTTAACATCTTCTGCACTTCTCAAACTAGCACCCCCTAATTTGTGAAGTTGACAATTATGCAGCCTTTATGTTCTTCTATGCTTTTAACTTCTATGTCATCGTCAAAAACTGCTTTATCTCCGTCAACATAAAAATCTCCAGTGAAATGAAAAACGACTTTTTTATCAGATGGATAGCGACTTAACTCTTGAATACATTCGTATACTGTCATTTACTCCACCCCAATCCTTTTAAGTTGCCTTGCTATCTTCTCTTCAACCTTTTTATTTACAGCTTTTTCTCCAACAAGCATTTTTATCTGTGAAAGAACAATCTCAACATCTGCAACTTCCTCTACCAAATTTTCAAATATGTCAACTCTTTCTTTGGCGTTCTCGAAACGTTTGTACTTACAAATTGCCTGTGTCAGTTCTGCCATTTCTTCTACAAGAATTTGTAATTGATTTGAAAAACCATAATGATTAGCGATCTTCTTCAAGTTTGCTTCCATTGCATTCCTCCAAAATTTCAAACGAGTAAGT